AGACAAGGCTGTGCCACTTGCGTAATAAGGCAAATCTCCAGCGGTGTATGAAGTAAGTCCCGTACCACCCGCAGATGTTGGGGTGACTTTCCAAGCAATAACCTGAATGGCATTTGCATTGTCTTTGTAAAACAATTTACCATCTGTAATGTTGATTGCTAATTCACCATAAGCAAGATTAGCCGCCAATGGTGCATTGGTGGTTGTGCTGCTATAGTAAAGCTGAATGGGGGTGTAGCCTGTTTGTGCCATTTAGATGCTCGGTGTAAAGACTTGGGGCAACCAAGGGGCGACCACAGTTTTAGAGGCTGTTGCCGCTTGCTCATCAAGCCTTGCTTCAACTTGTGTGCCAATGTCTCTTGTAACCCAACCAACAACCATGTCCTCGGTTACATCAGCAAATGGAGTTGTCAAGACAGGCTCGGCAAACTGCCACCATCCCTCTGTGTCAACTCCGCTTTTAGAGCAAAAATATCTAGCGCCTGTGATCAGATCGCCATCGGCTTGAATTTCTAGTATTTTCCACATCAGAATGTGCCTCCAAGAACGCCACCAGTTGCAGTTAAAACGCCTGTGGATGGATTAAATTTCAGTTTAGTGGATGATACCTTGATTGGCAAATTTCCTGAAGTGGAAGTCACCCAAGACAAGTACATATCGGTCGCTGTGCTAGTGTCATCAGTCACCGCCACATTTGTTGCGTTTGTTGCGGTTGTGGCAGTCGTTGCCGATCCCGCAGAACCATCGATATTCACGCCCGTCAAAGACTGTGCGCTACTTGAACGATTCAGGGCAATGGCAGTCGTGCCAACATAAAGGCTTGAATTGCCCAAAACACCGCTTGGAATTGTTCCTGATAGTTGACCCGCAGGGAGGCTTGTTAAATTCGCCCCAGACCCGCTAAAGCCCGTTGCGGTGAGCAATCCTGAACTTGGGTTGTAGTTGTACTTTGTAGAACTGACCAAAGTGGTCGCAAGATTGCCTGTGGTCTGATCAGCAAACAGTGGATAACGCACCGCATTTGTGGTGGTGTCATCGGTCACAGTTGCATAAGCGGTCGGAGTTGTCCAAGTCGGTGCACTTGAGCCATTAGAAGTCAGAACTTGACCCGCAGAACCCGTTGCACCTGACACAGCCAAAGTGCTACTGAAATCAATCGTTGTGAACTTACCCGTTGTCGGAGTGGTTGCCCCAACAGTTCCATTAATGTTGATTGACGCAGTGCCTGTCAAATTAGTAACTGTGCCGCTTGATGGCGTACCCAAAGCTCCACCATTGACCACAAAAGCCCCGCTAGAGCCTGTATTCACGCCCAAGGCTGTCACTACCCCTGTGCCTGTTGTAATCGTGCTAGGGGCTAATCCCGCACCGCCACCGATCATCAAAGCATTTGCCGCCAAAGCCGCAGAAGATGCCCATGCCGATGCGCTTGAAAAGTAAGGAATACCACCGCTAGTTCCCGCCACAGTCAAAGCCAATGTGCCTGAAGTTGTGATGGGTGAGCCGCCAACAGAAATGATGCCACCCGTAAAGGTCTGGGCAACAGAAGTCACAGTTCCTGTGGTGGGGGTTGCCCATGAGGGAATACCCGATGCCAAGGTTAAAACTTGTCCGTTTGTGCCAGCACTCAGAAATGCGGTTGCGCTAGAGCCAGTTTGGTAAGGAATAGCACCAACAGTTCCATTTGCAATATTTGTTGCAGATGTGGCAGTTGCCGCATTACCTGAAATTGATCCTGTAATTGTGTTGGTCACGCTCAGATTGGTAAGTGTCCCAACGCCTGTGATGCCTGTATATGATCCTGATATACGGGCGGTGTCAATCGTGCCGCTTGTAATCTGTGTGGCGGCAATTGCAATGTTTGTGCTACCCGCCAAAGTCAATTGGCCTTGTGCATTAACAGTAAAAGTCCCAACTTGAGAAGCAGAACCATAAGCAGCGGCTGTAACGCCTGTGTTGGTAATGCTGAAAGTGTTTCCTGTAAGGGTTAACCCTGTTCCCGCTAAATAAGACCCCGCACCCGAAAACTGTGACCAAGTGATTGGTGTGACATCAATTGTGCCGCCTTGATTGGATGTGCAAACCCAACCTGTATCAGCTAGGGTTGTCCCTGATTCAATAAAAGTGAACGCTGATGGCACTTCAGCCCAAACATCCATGTCTTTTGATCTTGCCCATGTAGTGCTAGATGCAACATAAATGCCATTAAATTGGCTGCTTGCTTGATTTTTGACCAGAATCCGATCACCCGCACTCAGACTTGATGCCCAATCACCACCGCCCTGAGTGCCAAGACCCGACAAGGTAATGTTTGCCGTTGTCGAATAAACGCACGATGCCTTGACATCAAGACCTTGGGCGACCGAATCCACATAACCCTTGTTGGCAATGTCAGTGTCGGCAGATGGGGTTGTGGAGATCGTGCCAGTTACAGTCGTGATGCTTGTAAAGGTGGCGTTTGCAGGGCCATAAAAAGGCGTTCCCGCTGGCCCAACAAAGTATTGGAGGGCAAAGGTAGGCTCAGGGGCAAAAACGCCCTGAACAGGAACAATGTTGGTTGTCTGAGTGACAGCCGCGCTGTTAGACATTATTCAAAGTAAACAGTTACGCTTGCAGTGCCGCTAATTACGACATACAAGCCGTTTTCACAATTAATGCCATCAAAGAAGTTGATGTTTTGTGCCGCTGACATTGTGTAAGTGTCAATGATTTTGACAGTTGTGTCAGGGGTTTGGGCATCGTACACAGTGATTGTGGGTGAGCTAGTGGCGCTTGTGCAAAAAATGCCTTTAAGTTTGCCAGGCTGATTCTTTACCAAAGTGGTAGCGGAAATCTGTGAATAATTTGACATACCAATGCCTTTCAGTTCATTAAATTATATGTTCTAAAAAAGAAAAAGCCACCCCTTTTGAGGGTAGCCTTTTCAATTATTTCAAGCCATTTTAAGGCAAGAAAGTCAGGTCATAACCATAGATGAACACGTCAGCGGTAGCTGCTGCGCCCTGAACAGTAGTGCAACGAATGTAAAGAGGTGTGCCAGTAACAACATCGGTTGATGTCGCTGCGGTCACAACTACTTTAGCAGATGAAGTGTTGCCTGACAAAGCATAAGCAGATTTAACTGCTGTGCCTGTAGCGCCAGCGCCTGTGTACACTGCCAATTGTGCGCTTGACAAGCTGACGCTTGCGTTAGCAACAATAATGCTTTGTACACTGACATTACCAGCCACCAAAATGGGGGCGATAGTGTCGGCAACTGCGTTGAGGTTGACACCTTGTGCAGAGGCGATCAAGCGTAAAGCCTGATTGGTTGCCAAATTGCTTGGGTGATTGGTGACTGTGGTTGCTGCGCCTGGATTAGCCATGATGCGTTTCCTTTCTTAGTTAATTAAGCTGCAACTCGGCAAGCGAGTTCAGGATAGAGGGGAGCCCAGCCATATAACACATCAACACGAGTAGGAATACTGTCGTTGTTGATTGTATATTGGCGAATCACACGGAGGGAAAGGCCCAACTCTTTGTCGCTTGCACGACCAGCAAAGACCACACCATCAGGCAACTCAAGGTCAGCAGTAGCCAAAGTGAAAGCATTTTTGTGCATCACGATGTTCTGTGGTGAAGTTGTACCAGTTTGGTTGAAAGGAGTCACAACAGCGGTTGCGCTTGTAGAAGTAACAACTGTGTTTTGGAACTGACCACCAATAATGACAGCGGGGCTGACAGTCACGGAAGTAGTACCAGAAGTGGCAACAGTTACATCAGAAGTCACAACAAAGTTACGCAGTTTGCCAGAGCCGTAAGCAGAACGATTCTGGGGGTTAACAGCGTACAGGCCAGCGATCTGGATCACATCGCCTTGTTTCAGACCAGCGGTTGCAGTGGCGGCAGTCAAAGCAATGGTGGAGGTTTGAGCCCAACCAGTTGACAGGAAGCCAGTAGCAGTGGTGGTAGCGCAAGACAATGTAGCAGTGGAGTATGAACCAAATGTTTGGTTCACAACGTTCTGATCCATCTTCCAGTTCATGCCAGCAGAGTCACGGCCCATCATGCCTTTTTGGTATTGTTTGCCGATTACATCGGAGGGAACAAACAAACCTTTCAAGCTGTCCACAATGGTTGCGCCTGTAAAGGGCTCAACAATACATGAACGACGACCATCACGGGGTGCGCCTTCAGCATCCAAGTAAGCACCAGCGGTCAAGTAGGTGAGCAAGGATGTAGGAGGTGTGCCAGCAGTACCAACGATGTTGGCGGTGCTGTTCTTAGCCATTGTCAAACCATCAAAGTCAATTTTGTTGGCGACAGCAGCCACAGCGGGCTTCAGAACACGATCAGAGAACATATCCAAAGATAATGTTAAATCGGATGTGGTGAACTGAGTGTCAACGTGGAACTGAGTGCTCAAGGTAACGGGAACGCTTGTTTCGTTGAAATCTTCAACATTCAAAGCAGGGCCAGTAGTACCGATGAAACGACCAGGTCTGCGGACATTCAAAGTGTTACCGATCTTTGCGCCTGAAACAGCGAATTGATCGTCATAGTTGCGGTCGACCTCTGACGAAAAGGTCAATTCATTTTCCAAGACCATCAAAGCTTCATTGGTGATCATTGAAATCGTCAAAAGATTATTACTCATAACGTATTACTTTCTAAAAGAATGGGTTTTGTTGTCAGCGGATTCGCCCTGAAAGTCTTGCCGCTTTCCAAGCCTGATATGAACCATGAAACTGCCCATCGGAAGTTATGTTCACATCACGCCCATTAGCCGCAGACCTTATCGGATTAATCGGTGCTGGCGCTTTACTTTTCCCAACAACAGACTTTGTCTGAGGCTCTGCCTTTTCAAACTGAGCCTCCAATTTCCCAATAGTTCTCAATGCGGATGTGACTGTCATGCCTTGCAGTTTTTCAGCTATCTCAGGATTTTCAGCAAGGTGGTACAAGATTCTAGGGCCAACTTCTGATTCAAAGATTGCATCACGCACTTCGTTGCTCACAACAACGTCAGCCGATCCAACCATGTCCTCAAAGTCTGGCATCTCAGATTTCGCAGATTCAACACGCTTTGCCCAAGTGTTAATCACCTCTTGGCGTTGCGCTTCAACCTTTGCTTGTTCTACCTTTTGCTTTTCCTCACTCAATCGCTGATCCACTTTATAGTCTGTCAATGCTTTCGCATATTCATACATATCAGTGAACTGCTCTGGTCGGGGTTCTTCAGCAACTTCAACCTTTTGGGGTTGATTTCTGTTTTCTAGTTCCCTGACCTTGGCTTCTAAAGATTCCCTTGCTTCACGTTCCCGCTGGGCTTCTGCCCTTGCTTCTTCACGTTGCTTGGTTATCTTCTCAAACCGAATTTCCAACTTAGGATTTCGTTTTCGATCCTCTGTTGCTGTCGCTTCCTCTGACGCTTCAACTGGTTCACTCTGCCCATTATCAACCTGTGGCGGCTCTGCAACTGGTGCAGCCTCGCTAGGCTTTGAATCAGCTAAACCCATTCTTTTAGCGTTAAATTCAGCTAAATTTTCACTTGTAACCACGTTAGCGGCTACCTTTGGTTGCACTTGTGGTGCTTCCTGAACTTCTGACATAGGTTTCCCTAAGAATTTTCCCTGTGAGCCTCACAGGTAAGGTTTGAGTAATTATTTACCCTAATTCGTTGTCTGTCAATTACTGTTGCATAGGCTGTGTAAATGGACTAGCACCTTGACCAATATCTTCTGCCGCAGTCATGGCATATTGCTGTTGCTCAAGGTTTCGTTTGTCAATTTCTTGAATCAATCTTGCCGTATCCATGCGGTGCAACAAAAGGTCTGTAATTGCCTCAATCTCAGTCTTATTCTGAGATGTGATCGCCCGTGTATTCTGATCATTGACTTTGACTTCAGCCATTGTTTCGGTGTTGTGCGCTTTGGCAGTGACTTCCATGAGTTTGCGTCTTGTAGCGCCTTCCTCTTTGATCTGAGCCACTTGTGATCGGTTGTTGATCTCAAGACCAGCGGCTTGCAACTGTTGCTGAAGCTGTTGAATCATCTGCTTGGACTGAGCCAATTCCATCTGAGCCTGTGGCGGGATGTCTGATTTCTCATCAAGTTGAGCCATCGGGTTCATAGCGGCAAGGCGGTCTGCAATCACATCAGCGCCTGGGAAGTCCATGTTCCTAAACACCAAATCACCCGCAATGTTGAACAGTTCTGCATTGCCAGTAAGCAAGGGCATCATGCTTTCAACGGCTTGTTGTCTGCGGCTCTGGAAGCCTGGGCCTGTGTCCATCACCACATCATATTCACCCACAGTCACATCGTTCAGCACTTCACCCACTGCGTCTTTTTCATTGATCACAGTCATGTCAGGCTGACCATCCGACCCAATAATCCTCATGACACGCTGTGTGTCGTAGATTTTGGGGATCAAATCCAAGATGATTTTGCCCGTGTGACGAATCGAACGGGTCATGTTGTCGTAGAAATGGAAGTTTGACAAATCAACTTGGTTCTGCTGACCCATCAAAGCCTTGCCTGAGATGTTTCCACTTGGCAATTGATTGGGGTCTAGTATGCCCAAAACCATTTGCAAGTCTGCGGAAATAGCGCCAGCGGCCTCCATGATGCCTGTTGGTGGTGGTTCAGGCTGAAGTCGTGTTGGTTGAGGCGCTGGTTGACCCTCAATGTCTTTCTGCTTGTATCTTAGGACAGGCGTTGACTTAATGTTAGCCATTGCCCATTCGTTCTCATGTCCCTCATCTTGGCCTTCAGCAAGCAGCCACTTGGCTTTTGGTGCAAGAGCAACGCTCTCGGTCATGGATGTGCGCCAGAAGTTGTACATTCGCTGTGGGTCTTTGGCAAAACGCACCAAGCCGTATTTCTTGCGCTTGTCATCAACAATGACTTGTGCGCCATAGCAAGGCACAACGGGAATGTATTTACCCGCCATTGTCTTTTCTTCTAAGACTTCCAAGGCGGTGCATTTCATCCACTTTACGGCTTTGCGGAAGCTATCACGCTCATCAATGACTGTCAGTCCCGCAGCCTCTACACGGGCAAAGAAACTGTCAGAATCGGCAAAGGCTGATGTGCCATCGCTCAATAAATACAGTTTGGCTCGTTCACGCTCGATGTAAAAGAATTCAGCAACCCGAATGTCTTCTTTGGTGATCCAAGCGGCTGTGTCATCGCCTGTGGAACGCTGTTGAAAGTTTGCCCCATCATCAGCATCAGGGTAATACTCCCTAAATATCTTCTTATCCATCACTGTCGTGATCAGGCAACGCTCTGCGTCTGAGCCATCAGGGAGGATTGAGTTGGGATCGAAATAGACTGTGAACGGATTATCAATGGTGTCAATGAAGATTTCTTGATCAAAAGAATCCTCACGCACATAACGATAATTCACACGCCAATAACCCCATCCCATGCGAACGGCATAGTCAAATGCTGTGTCATAAGCTGTATCAGCGTTGGAGTTCACCTCGATGTGGCGGGTAATGCCTTCGATGACTTGAGCAATTTTGTAGTCTGCCAAATTATTAACGGGGTGAACTTTGATGCGGGGGCGTTGTTGACGCTGTTGGTTTGTTACCTGACGGATGTAAGCATCAATCTTGTTGATGGTCAGGCATGGGCGGGATTCAAGGTTGCGTGAGTTCTGAATCTCGACAGGCCATTGATCGCCAGCGGCAAATTTAATGTCGTTTAAGGCTTCTGCCCGATTGGTGGAGTCAGAATCGTTGACCAAGCGCCAGAACTTGATCGCCTCGTTGATCTTGTCTTTATTCCCTGTTTCGTCTTGGTAAGCCATATTCAGCCCTTTATTTCGTGCGCCATTATCCCATCCATCCGCTTGCCATTGCAATCTGCGCTGACTTTTTGCGTTTAGGCGGCTCTTTAATCATAAGTGCAATATATCGGAAAGCATCAGCCCCGTGTGAGTAGTGATCATGCAAGGGATTGCGGCTGAACTGCCCTGTATCGGGGTCAACCTCATACCGATAGTGCCTGAGACAAGCCAAGCCATCTGCCGTGTGTTCCCTGTCAAAGTAGCAATTAGGAAAGATTGTCCTTGCCGCATTGATTGAGTCTAAGATTGGCACTCTTGGCATGATCTGCGTCTTGTACCCTGCGGCTCTCACGATGTCATCAATTGACCGACCCGCTGCCGCCAAGGTCTTGTTTTCTGCGTCATGCGGAAGCCAAATGGTGTCATAGACATAACCATAAGTCTGCATGGTCGCCAAGTAATAACTAATGGTCTTTTGGCTGTCCTCGATGTAACGGATTAGCCTGGTCTCCATGCCCACAAACTGCAAAAACCAAATGGCTGTGCTATCTGACCATCCTAAGTCAAAGACTGCGTGAACTGGCTTTGTAGCGTCATAAGGCACACGGCAGATGCGCCCATCTTTCTCGGCCTGTTGCATCTCTTTGGCAAAAATTGCCCCATCCACAGTCTGTCGGCATAATCCTTCCCAAACTTGGTTGTAGGCTTCCTCATCCCTTTGTTTCAGGGCATCTTTCTCAAGTTTGAGAGTGTCGGGAAACCAAGGGTTGTCATACCAATTCACCTTCATGGTGATGCTGTCTGCGGGTGGGTTTGCTACAAACCTTTGGTAAGTCTCATCTGTCTCCAATTCAGGGTTAAAGCTGATCCATATCTCTGAGCCTTCTTTTCGGATGGTCGGAATCAGTATGTTCCACGATAAACGGCTGGTGGTCTGCGCTTCCTCAACCCAACAAATGTCAACGCCCTCATAAGACTTGATGTTTGAGACATTGTTTTTCAGGCCAACAAAGCTGAACTCTGTGCCATTTCTGCCCCTGATGCTTGTTTGGGTAATCTCGTAGAACGACAAAAGCCCCAGACTCTCGATCTGGTCGCACAGTAACTTGTGAACCGAATCTTTAATGGATGTTTGAAACTCACGGGCGCAAAGTATGCGGATTGGGTCTTTTGCGCCTTTGATCAGTAACGCTCTGGCAATTCCCCAACTTTTTGCACCACCCCGACCGCCATAAAGAACTTTGTAACGGCTCTTTTTGAACAGACCTTCCAACTTAACGGGAAACTCTGCCTTGGCAATGGCATCGGTTACATCGCTCATTCGGGCTTAATAAATGTGACTTGAATCCCACCCAAGAGGGGTGTTCCATCTGCGTTCTCAATCGTTGTTGCCTGTATCGCCTTGCCATCCACTCGGTCGATGATCTCTTTGATC